AAGACGGCATACGAGATGTGCGGACGTGACTGGAGTTCAGACGTGTGCTCTTCCGATCTCCGATATGGTCGAAGCACAGGGATCAAGAACAATCACTGTCCCGAAGAATGCGAAGACCGACCGTCTCATTGCTATTGAGCCCGATCTGAATATGTTTTTTCAGAAAGGAATCGGAGCGATGATCAGGTCCCGGCTTAACCGCCTGGGTCTATTGTTACCTGATGCCCAAGAACGTAATAAAATTCTTGCGCGCCAGGCTTCCATAGATGGTTCCCTCGCAACCGTTGATCTTTCTGCAGCTTCCGACTCCATCTCTTACGAGCTGGTTAGGTTTTTGCTTCCGGATCAATGGTTTTTTCATATTGCAAATACTCGTAGCGCCTCCACTTGGATTGAAAACAAGTGGGTAAGGCTGCAAAAGATGAGCAGTATGGGAAACGGTTACACATTTGAGCTAGAAACCCTGTTATTCTGGGCTATAACTTCGGCGTGTAACCAATCTTCGGATCGGACTGTTTCCGTCTACGGGGACGATATTATTTGCCCCGTAGGAGCAGTTCCACTACTTTCGAGAGTTCTCGAGGCTGTAGGTTTTTCCTTCAACCAAGAGAAAACATTCCATCATGGGATGTTCCGGGAAAGTTGTGGGGGCCATTATTTCAATGGCCTCGATGTGACTCCTTTTTACTTCCAACACTCGATTCGATCAGAGGCGGATTCTTATGTAGTTCTTAATAAGATCCAACTCTGGTCGCATACAGGTGTCTTCGGTAAGGACCCGCTTTTGCGGCCCGCCTTCGATGCTTGTCGAGGAATGCATGTTGCCGATTTCGGTCGGCTACTGACGATTCCCCGTTGCTTCCCGGAGAATTCCGGGTGTGTCACATCTTTTGACGTGGCCAAGCCGAGTGCTGTTGGGCGTAGTAAGAACCGCGCCCAGTGGGAGGGTTTCCGTGTTAAGTACCTCGCGAACGTCGGTAAACCCGATGCTCATGTAGATACAGGGTGTTTTATTTCCACCCTTCACAGGAACCGACACCGCGACAGGCCCAGCGATGGGTTTGTCTCTCCTTACCCGATGTCTAGTAATAGATATCGGGTTCAGGACGGTGTGTCACAGCAGTGGGACAGCTATGATAAATGGCTGTCCGTTTAGCTAATACATAATTAGCTTGGTCGATAGACTCGAGGACCGGAGAAATCCTATGGTCCACACAGAATAGCTGCTCTGCTATCTGTGTCCAAAAAAAACAAAAAAAAAAAAAA